AGCATCAATTTTTAATTGTGCCCTTACATCAGCCATTGCATCTGTATAACCCGCTGGAACTGATACAGTTTCAGTTGAAGAGTCACCTTTTGTTAACGTAATTACATTACCAGAAATAGATAATGCAGATGACCAATGAAGTGCTTGATGACTATTATCATAAACAATATTTGCAGGTAATGTGAATGTCGTAGATATTTCACCAGAATTACTGTCATAATTTAAATCACCAGAAACAAAAATTGCCTGTCTTGCTACATTAGTTGCATCTGTAATTCCATATCCTGCAATTGTAGTTGGTGTTCCTGTGAACTGTGCCCAATCTAAAAAGTGTGCTGGAAGATTTCCACCTAAGGTATTTGCATTTGTTATAGGACTTGCTACTGAATTTGTTGCCATCTTTATAACATTCATCTTAGAAGCATTTGGCAACGGAGTAGTTAATGTTAATGTTGTTCCAGAAATTGTATAGTTTGTTATTGGGTGTTGAATAACTCCATCAATATAAACTAACGCTTGCCAATCTTGTGACACTGAATATGGTAAACTGTACACACTAACCGACCCAATACCAGTATATGTGTTGTATGCTAACTCATTTAATTTATTAGTTGTGTCAATTACAATTTCATCTCCCGATAATGTGACAGTTAAGTCTCCATTGCCGCCAGTTCCTACTTGTCCTTCACGGATGGTTCTAAACTTTGCTTGAGTTGTGTCTGTTGTATCTAATACAGCAATGGCTGAACCTGCATTAACTGGGTCAAATGCTAAAGTGTATACATTGCCCGCATCATTGTAAGTTCCACTTATTCCGTATGCATTTGTAAACAATGAATCAATTCGGTCATCAACTCTTTCATCAGTAAAGTATTTGTTTGTGCCTTCAGGTAAATTAGTAGTTGTATAATTTGCTAGAACATTAGTTATTGCTGTGCCATCACCAGTAATAGTACTGAATGTGCCTGCCGCTGGAGTTATTGCACCTATTGTTGTGTCATTAATTGAACCAAGCCAGATTCGAACATCATTCAATTCAGATAATCCAGTACTAAGAAGGTCTGCACCTTGTGTATCTAATCCACCAAAATGTAAACCAGTAGAGTTGCCAGTTAAGTTACCAGTTACGTTGCCTTCGAATGTATCTGCTTTGAGAGTGGCATATATTGCGCCTACTTTTGCTTCCCATTTGTCAGTAGATTCATTCCATTGTATAATAGCATCATCTGAAGTACCACGGTTTATCGTAATACCACCATCTTGTGTTGGTGAGCCCGTATGATTACTGTTTATTAATATGTTATTGTCTGCTAAATTTATTGTTTCAGTATTAATAGTAGTTGTCGTACCATCTATTAGGAGATTGCCTTTGATCCAAAGTGTTCCATTTTTAGATTTTAGTTCACCATGAGATGCGCCGTTATCTATAATTAATGTCTCGCCTTTTAAGACTAATTTATCATCGAACTTAATTTGTTGTGCCATTATATTTTTTCCAAGTTACTAAGAATAGTATCTACTATTTATTTAATAGTATTTATCGTTAAACTCTCATATACAGTATTAACAGTTAATATAGCAGGCAATAAAAAACCCGCAATTAAGCGGGTTTTTATATTCATATCTAAATTGTTTAGATGAATGAAAGGTTTGCCATAGCAATCTTTGAAACGTAATCAGCCGCATTACCAAGTGATGATGCAGTGTTATTAAGTTCAACATAGCCGTAACGAGTCATAAATGAAACAACTGGCTCGAAAGTTGACGGATCAACTACAACGCCTGAAGACATTAATGGAACGTATGGGCAATAGAACGCAGCCGCGTCTATTTCGCCTGAACCCTTATATCCTAAAAGGACGTCAGTAGTGTCAGTAGCATAAGTGTTTACATAGATACGCATAGTACCGTTTAAAGTTCCAACAAACTTAGTGTTTGTAGGTGCTTCGAAAGTACCTTCAGTAGTACGTGCAAATGCTGATGTAGTTGCTGACTGTAGCACAGTAAGTGCCGCAGGTGAAACAACTGCCCAGTTTGCCGCGCCTCTACGAGTACGTTGAGCGATTAAGTTCGCTTCACGATTCATCATAGTTGCAAGTACCGCATGTCTGTCACCAACGAAAGTTGGAGTACCAGTAAATGTACCATTCATATCAAATGATGCTGTGCCCGTAGCAAGAGAGCCTAGTGAACCTAGAACTTCTTGGTCGATTTCAGCAGTGATTTCCATAGCAAGTGCTGCCATGATTTCTGCTTCAACATCTAAGCCGTGCATTGAATTAGCATCTTGTGCCGCTTCAAATGTCCAACGTGCTGATAATTTACGTGTCTTCGCTTCAACTGTTTGCTTTAACACTTGAATTGACATTTTGTTACCTGCATCGCCTTCCATTGACGCTGTACCGGCTGGAGCCGATGAACCGTCGCCTGAATAAGACTGTGCGATATCAAAAGGTGAAAGTGCTTCAGAACCAGCAGTTGCACCGCCAGTAGTTTCCGCATATCTTACACGTAGTGAGTGAATTTGTCCAACTGGACCAGTCATTGGCTGTACGCCGATGATTTCGTTTGCAATTACAGTAGGCATAACACGTCTGATGATTGGTAAAATAACTTTGTTCAAAGTAGCAATATTACCAGCCTGTGATGCACCTGCTGAAGCACTTTCTGTAAGTGCTTGTTTTGTGTTTTCTAAAACTGTTGACATTACGTCACGCTTGTTACCTTCTAGACCATCTAGAAGTGTTTCACGTGTAGTGTCCCAGTTATTTCCTTCGAAAAGATTTTCCATCTTTTTCTCCTGTTTCTGGTTATTATTTAAGTCCAGCCAATTTTTTTAACTGAATTATATTGGCATCGCTACTCTGTGATGGAGTTGATGAAGTAGTTACTACTTCTTCGTCTCTGTCGCCAGTGTGTTCTGTTACTTTGCCTTCATTTAACGATTGTTTTGCCTCTATTGAGACGTTCTCATTCAAAACTGCAGGTAAATATTTCTTAAATGCAGATTTTAAATTAGTTGTTTTTACTGTTTCAAGTAAATCAACCATAACTGTACGCTTTTCTTTGCCTAGAGGCGATAAAAGACTTTCCATGACCTTGTTTCGGTCCATTCTGTCTTCTAGCACTTTCTTCGCAGTTGAAACGCTTGAAATGGCTTCTTCTTTTTCAGTAATTGTTGCTTCCAATTTAGCAATCGTGGATGCAGTTTCTTCTAATTTTTTAGTAATCTTAGCAACTTCAGTACCTTCACTTAATTGTGAAGTCATGAATTCGCCTGCGAATGTTTCAAAAATTTTACGGCCAAACTCGTTTTCTTTCGCCGCTTGGATGTCCTCTTTAAGAACAGCCAATTCAGAACGTAGAGCAGTTTCGATAGTCTTTTCGACTAATTCTGCTGAACGCTTGATAAATGAATCCTTAGTTTTAGTAAGAATTTCTTTACCTTCTGCTACCATGCGTACTTTAGTTTCCACTAAGTCACGCTTATCATCGTGGAATTCCGCAAGTTCACGTGAAAGTTGTTTAACAACGAAGTCTTTAGTTCTATCTAAATGTTCGTTAACTTTAGCACGGTCGTCACGTAATTCTTTAACTTCTGACGCTAATTGAGAAGTAATGAATTTTTCAAGGAGAGATGCATGTTCAGAAATTGCTTTCTTGTATGCAACACGTTCTGCGATTAGTTGTTCACGGTCTGTCTTGAACTCTTCCATTTCAGTTTTAATTGCTGTTGAAAGCATGTTATCCATGGCTTCTACAATTACTGATTTGTCGTGTTCAAACTTTTGTGCGAACTCTTCACGCAACTCGGCTGTTATCTCCTCTCTTGCTTCATTTATTTGTGCTTCCCAAGCCTCTGATATTTGCACTGAAACTTCTTCAGATAAAACATCAGACTCAAGAAGACCAGCAAGGATTTCATTTGTTGCCATTGTTGGTTCTCCTTCTTCTATTAAAGTTTAAGTTCTCTAATGAACTTAACTATTTCTTTTGACAAGTACTTTTGAGCCGACTTGTCCATTTGAACATTCTGTGCTAACTTCCATGTTTCGAAGCCGCCATTCATGTTCATCAATCCTTCGTATATTGCTTTCGGATATGCGTCCGGGGCACTTGGCTGTGCCACAATATCGACAGTGATAATTTCATAATTGCTCACTTTACCAGCGTGGTCAACTTCACCAGAACCACGAGACGAGACACCTAAAGTGGCACCTGATTCGATTAATGTTCTAATAATGTTACCCATTGGCGTAGGAACAATCTTCAGTTTACCAAAGCCGTTTGCACCATCCATCCACATGTTTTCAATTATGTGTGAAACACGGTCAACATTTACTGTCAACTCAGGTGGGTGGTCGCATTCGCCTAACACTGGATATCCATCCTTAATTCTTGCTTGGACTGATTCCACTGCTTTGGAAATTTCACTTGCAGGGTACATTCTTTGGTTAGCATTCTTAACGTCACCTTGGACGAAAATACCTTCCATGAACATACTCTTACCACCATCTTCCGTTTCAACAATTCTTGATTTAACATTTGCTTGATTATGTGTATATTTTTCAATAAGAACGGTCATTGGTTTCTCCAAATAGATTTATATTACTTAGGCTTTTTTCGGCGCTGGCGCTTTTTTATTGCCAACTGTGTTTACATTACCTGTTTTCATATCTTCTGCTTTTGCTGAGCCGCCTGATGTGTTACCATCATTTTGTCCAACTGGTCCTGCATCACTTTCGTCTGCACCACCATCTTTGGCTACTG